TGCACAAGAACAGAAAACAATTTATTTATAATCGAACCACAAAGGAAAAAAGCATATGACATCTAAAGTATGGGACAAACAACACGGAGGATCACACTATCAAAAATATAAAATACAGCCAAGTAAGTTTGTAGTAGAGAATGAATTGCTATATCCTGAAGGTTGTGCTATAAAATATATAATAAGACATCGTGACAAGGGAAAGAAACAAGATTTATTGAAAGCAATACACTTTATAGAAATGATTATTGAGAGGGACTATAGTGAAACCGATATTTAAACCACAGACTGAGTGGTTGCCACCACAAAACTTTCCTGATCTATCTGATTACAGTGAAATAGCAATTGATTTGGAAACTAAAGACCCTGACCTAAAAACTATTGGCTCTGGCTCTGTTGTAGGTCGAAGTAAGATTGTTGGTATAGCTGTAGCTGTACAAGATTGGAAAGGTTATTATCCAATAGCTCACGAAGGCGGTGGTAACATGGATAAGAACATGGTCTTAAAATGGTTTCAAGATGTGTTAAATACCGATGCTGTTAAAATATTTCATAACGCTATGTATGACGTATGTTTTATACGTGCCGCAGGACTTAAAATTAATGGCACCATCGTAGATACCATGATTGCTGGCTCTCTCGTGGACGAGAATCGCTTTAGATATGATTTGGGCTCTATGGGTCGGGATTACATAGGTATAGGTAAAAACGAGGCTGTTTTAAAAGAAACAGCAGATCTCTGGGGTATTGATGCTAAGTCTGAAATGTATAAACTACCTGCAATGTATGTAGGTGAGTATGCTGAACAAGATGCAGGGTTAACTTATAAACTTTGGCAAGAGATGAAAAAACAAATATATCACGAAGATGTTGAAGATATATTTAATTTAGAGACTGAACTTTTTCCTTGCCTAGTTGATATGCGATTTTTAGGCGTTCGCGTAGATACCCAAGCAGCGCATGAATTGAAGCACAAATTATTAACAGAAGAAAAAGAATGCTTATACAAAATAAAAAAAGAAACATCAATAGATGTTCAAATATGGGCTGCACGTTCAATAGAGATTTACTAAAAACTTTCTGCAGAACCATCCACATCCAATGGTAAAATTGATAGCTCGTGCAAGAGAGATAAATAAATCTCATACTACATTTATTGATACCATACTAAAGCATGAACATAAAGGACGAATACATGCAGAGATAAATCAAATTAGATCAGATAGTGGTGGTACAGTAACCGGTAGATTTAGTTATAACAATCCAAACTTACAGCAGATACCAGCACGGAACAAGGAACTTGGACCACTGATCAGAAGTTTATTTATACCAGAAGAAGGTATGACATGGGGTTGTTTTGATTACTCACAACAAGAACCACGTCTTGTTACACACTATGCAAGTCTTGATGGACTCTACGGTGTAGACGAAGTATTAGATGCATATCAAGATGGCAATGCAGACTTTCACCAGATTGTATCTGACATGGCCAACATACCAAGATCACAAGCAAAAACAATTAACCTTGGTTTGTTTTATGGTATGGGTAAAAATAAATTACAAGCAGAGTTAGGTGTATCAAAAGAAGATGCTGAAGATTTATTTAGACAATACCACGACAAAGTCCCATTTGTAAAAATGTTAATGGAAAGTGTTATGCGTAGAGCCCAAGACAAGGGTCGTGTTAGAACTTTACTAGGTCGAAGATGTAGGTTTAATTTGTGGGAGCCTAATCAATTCGGAATACACAAAGCATTGAATCACGAAGACGCACTCGCGGAACACGGACCAGGGATCAAGAGAGCTTTTACATACAAAGCTTTGAATAGATTAATACAAGGGTCAGCTGCTGACATGACTAAAAAATCTATGGTAGATTTATATAAGGAAGGCATCACACCACATATACAAGTGCATGATGAACTTGATATATCTGTTGAATCTGCAGAACATGCTGATAAGATAAAAAAAATTATGGAAGGGGCAGTGACTCTTGAAGTGCCTAACAAAGTAGATTACGAATCAGGTGCTAACTGGGGAAACATAAAATGATTTATGGCTTATTTAAACGCAAACATACCAGTAACTTACGCACAGATAAGGAGAGAGTATTTATATGATCTTAAAAAACATCATGGAGAAGTTGAAGACTGTATTATCTTTGGTATTAGCGCTCTTACAGGTCGCAGTATTTTATTTCATGCTATTATGGAAAATGGTGCAATCTTTTATCGTCTCCCAATTACGGCTTTTATTCAACGTGGTTTTCAACCGGAGTCTGTTCCCATTAAGCGACTTGATGAACTTCAACTCTGGAATTGTTTTTCTTATTATCCTTCTGTTCATTCTTGGGATATTTTAGACGGACAAGCCGGTAAGTATATCGGAAAAGATAAAAAATGGCACCCTGGAAAATATTTATTGACACTGATCATTCAGAGATTCCGCACGAACACAAGTGCGCTCACATAATTGCATTAGATGATGGTAATTATGCAGCACAGCCAAACAATCGATGTATATGGGACATACCTTCTTTCACAGTGAAAGATAATATTCCTGATTGGAAAGTGCAGACATCTGAATGGAACGTTGAAGATAGTAGAGCATGGCGGACAGAAGACACCGACAAGTTCTTTTATGAAATAGAGGAGAAAAAAAATGATTGATAAAATAAAAAAACTTTGGAAAAGGTTTAAAACTTGGTTTATTTGGGGATAAATGAATTTAGCAGATTTGTTAAAAAAAAATATAGTAATGGTTCCGGTCGTGGCTTCGGTCTTGGTCGGAACTTTTACAGGTGTTAAGTATGTAGTTAATTTAACAGACACAATTAATGCTAACAAAGCAGAGATAGAAAAAATTCAAACAGTAGATTTAGTAAATATACAACGAGATATGAAAGTTTTAACAGATGGTGTTAACACTGTTATTGCAAAATTAGAAAGAGCAGAAGGCACATGGGAGATGGCTGAAAACTTATATGAAGTTCTAGCTGATAAAGTTAGACAAATGGAATATGACATCAAAGACTTAAACAGAGAAATAAATTATTAGGATGAACTATGGAGATTGCCAGGATGAATTACAAATTTACAGCAATTCTTATTTTGATGTTAGCTGCATTAGCATTTTTTGCAGATCCTGCTTATCCTAGAAACGAATATCTTAACGATGGTAATACTAGATGTGGTGAGGTAGATGTATCTGTATCTAATCGTGATTACGAATATGATAATTATGATCGTAGTTGGAACGAAAGCAACTCACAAGAATTAAGACTTACATTTAGAAAATATTTAGGCACAGACTGTAAAACATCAAAAGAAAATGCACAAATTAAACAACAATTAGAATTAATGAAGATGTGTAATAAGGTTAACAGAAACCCAAGTCTTGCACAAAATAAAAACTTTGCATTGTTAGTATCAAAATGTAGAGGTGTTGTACCACAAGTAGACGAAGTAGAAAATATGCCAACAGGCAGTCTTTGGGATGAATTAAAAGACGATTATATTAAAGAAAACCCAGATTCTAAGACATTAGACAACAATAACAGCAAGTTGAAAATACCACCAGAAGGGTATATACTGCCTCTACCAAAACCAAAAGATGACTAAACCATTAAAAATATCTGAACAAGCTGCTGTGCAGATGCCAATGAAAACGGTAGCCAGCTTGATCGCGCTTGTTGCAATCGGCACCTGGGCTTATTTTGGTTTGCATGAAACGCTCAATGCACACTCTACAAAGATTGAATTAATGCAAAAAGATTTAGAACATAACACAGAATTTAGAATTAAATACCCTCGTGGAGAACTTGGTCAGTCAAGTGGAGAGGCGGAGCTCTTCATGTTGGTGGAGCACCTCGCAGGTTTATTAGAAGACATAGATTCAGAAGTAAAGAGCATGAGAAACAATGCAGTTAACATAGAATTTTTACAAGAGAGAACAAAAAAACTTACAGAAGATGTAGAAAAATTAATTAGAAACGGGAACGGTCACCAATGATAGAAATGGTATTTGCTTTGTTGCTTCTGCAGGACCACAAAATTATAGAACACCGTTATCACGAGTCGTTAAGTTCATGTCTTAAGGCCAAGCGTTATGCTATGAAGGACAAAAGCACTAAAGATAGAGTTGTATACAAGTGCATTCAGTCTAAAGCAAACGTAGAAGTATACATGGGAGAAAAGAAAATTCTTTCGTTAATCCTTGACTAAAAAAACTAATAAACTTGCTAAAGAATTAAAGGATAGACGATACCATCAACGTGTGATAAAGAATAAGAAAGCATATGACCGGAAAAAATTTCAAAATAACAGCAGAAATAGTTAATGGTGTTTGTCCAACTTGTGAAGAGTACACAATGT